TGCCGTTGCCGTTGCCGTCGCCGTCGCCGTAGCCGTTGCCGTAGCCGTTGCCGTCGCCGTCGCCGTTGCCGTAGCCGTTGCCGTAGCCGTAGCCGTTGCCGTCGCCGTCGCCGTTGCCGTCGCCGTCGCCGTTGCCGTCGCCGTAGCCGTTGCCGTTAACCTGCATATTTATCCTCCCATCCGATAACTCGAATTAACTTCTCTCCCCACTCCCGCGAAACGACATCGCGGATATCGATTGCGGTCATGGGGCTTGTGTCCCTTCCCGCGCGATCAAGGGCCTCTTTACAGCCCGTTAGACATGCGCCGGTCAGCATTCTAAATTCCGATAGGGTTATCTTTCTCGATTTCCCTTCGGCCCTGATTTCGGCAGCAAGCGACTCAACTGTCGGGCGCTGCGCTGGATCTTTGAAGATCGCATCGGCAACTGCCTCAGCGATGGAGTCGCCATGTGCGCACCAGTGCGTCCCCGCCAAAGTTGCGAAGTATCTCCGCTTTCCATTGGCTAGCTTGTACCGCTCAATCACGTGGCCGTCGGAAGTTGTCGAGACCTTAATTGGTCCGACTACCGATTCCTCGATGCCATCGCGATATAGAATTCGCGCATTCATCTAGCTCTTCCAGTTTTGAATCGACTTGTAGGCGGCATCAGTCATTTCGGCCAATTCAAGTCCGGTGGGATTTACGATAGTCACTGAAGGAAGCATCGCCCCAATTGTGTGGCCGCCGTTTTCCTTTAAGCCGTTTGCCGCAATGTCGCTGATCGATCCAGATTTATCGCGGGTGTAGAATCGCCAAAGACGGTAGGCGTTTTTCAGCGTTACGGTTTGTGCCCTGGGGTCGAACGCTTCGATTACGCCAGCATGCACCCCAGCCACATTTGCTCTTACGATTACTTTCTTGCCGATCATTTTCATTTTAGTTTCTCCTTTTGCTTTGGTTTCCATCTTCTCTCCTTCACGCCGACACTGCGGCTTTGGTTAACTTCTCTGCCTTGACCCACTTGCCAACCGTCGACCCATCGAACTGGATCAGGATGGATTTCTCAGAAAACTCCTTAACGGTCGCCGGCACATCCCACTCTTTAACCAGCTTTTTGTACTCCCCGCGGACATACCAGCCCTTAATCTCCTGCTTCCGATATAGAACCTTGTCTCCCACCTGGAACATCGTCCCCTCCTGTTTTTGGAATGATTACCTCGTCAAGCACTAAGCGTTTGTGCGAACCAATGTAGATAGAAAGCTTGGCAGGGCCATAGAACCGCCAAAGAGCTTTCTTAAGCGGCCATTTGTCATTAGCGAAACCCTTGGCTTCTGCGTACTCAACTTCTCCGGTTGCAGTGCGAACGAAACGAAAGTCAGGCCGGTACTGGATACGGGCGCGGGTAAGGAAAATGGTGCCGGGATGGTGGGTAAGCCCAGAAATCTCGCCTGCTTTCTCCATGAGTTTGAGTTCCTCAAAAAGCGCCCTCTCGAGTTTTGAATCAAAGCTGTATCCATAAACCTTTACCTTCTCTCCCCCGTATTTCCGTTTTCTGTTCCACCCAAAACTCATGCGCCAGCCTTTGCTACGCGGTCATAGAGCACGATTGATCCGGCACATGCCACGTTTAAGCTTCGCTCGCCTTTCAAGCGCACAACGTGATGGCACGCAGCTAGTACCCGCTCGGGTAGGCCATTATCTTCCGAGCCGAGCAAATACACCGCCCGCTGCGGATGGGGGAATTTTGTTACTTCCGTTGCCCTCGGTTCCAGCTCCACTCCAACAAGCTGCGTGTCGTAAGGAATATGAGCATAAAAATCCTCAAAATCTTTGTAGACGAATAGCGGAATGTGGCGCTCGCTGTGCATGGTGTTGCTCGCCTGGTTTTTAATTCTCTGCCCAACTATCGCAAAGAAATCAGCGCCCAATACGTGAGCGGTTCGCATGAGACTGCCGATATTTGTGTTCGTTTTGGGGAAGTAAAACGCCACCCCGAAGAAGCCCCTCATCTCACCCCCGCGATTGCGAAGATCAACGCCAACAACAAAAACAAGCCCCAAAGTCTATGCACAGGAACCCCCTTTAAGTCTGTGGATAATGTCGCGGCATATCTCTTCACCTTTGAAAGATTTCCGCGTGCTATTCTTCCCTGGCGCGCTCTCTCGGGTAGACGGGCCATCTTGTAGGGTAGGATCAGAGACTGGCCCCGAACCCTCTTTAGGGAAATCTGTGAACAAGCTGTAATTTGGGTTTTCCAACTTCTTCTCCTTTATCGCTTCGAAGAAAACTTTCTTTTGCTCAGGGTCGGTGTAGCTAGCTCCGACTTTGCAGAACCATTCCCACTCCTCTCCCGAAAACAGTTTTCGAATACTACTCATTTGTCACTCCGAAATAAATAGTTGTTGATTATAAATACTATTTGTTGCAATGCATCAAGATTTAACAAGTTCTAGCCAATGCTCTTCTCTCCACTCCAGGAGGGAAGGAATTTAAAAAACCAAAAGATCATTAACTTTCACCTGCTTCCCGAGCATTTCTCCTAGGGAGTTTTCCGAAAGGGTCAGCCGAAAGGTCGCACCTTGCTCCGATACTTCCTTAGCCGTCCTAAGGTCCTTCGAAGTGGGACTTCCCGTGTTGCAGATGAAGCTGCTATCTAGTTTTCAGTCCCATAGTTCCGATACCTGCCCGCCATTGGTGTAGCCCTAACCACGCGCAAGCCTCTCAAAGGGTTTTCCCTCTCGGACATATCTAAGTGACCACTGCTAGTTTCCTTTCGGACTTGGCAGATTCATTCATTCCCCTGGGTTAACGAGTTGAGGGGAAGCATCCTCGATAATCATTAGGTCAGCCGGCCTCCTTCCAGGCCCGCTCCAGCGCCCGCAACGCTGATGTCCTGGCAGGGGAAACCGCCGGTGATGATGTCGATGGGCGGCAGCAATTCGAACCGCAAAGTTCGCACATCATCCCAGATAGGCGCGGCGCAAAGCTGCGCGGCCCGCATTCGAGACAAAAGCACGGCCTGAGCGTATCGGTCTCTTTCACAATAGGCGACGGTTCGCACCCAGGGATCCAAGGCAAGGCTGATTCCGCCGATTCCGCTAAATAGATCCAGGCCATTCAGCACGCCGCGCCTGCGTGATGGTAATTATTTACATAGGAAAAAAAGTGCTTGTTTTGCTGCAAAGATCTCCCCAAAATAAGAACTGACTCCGCGGTTCTTTTCTGTGGGGCGAGAATTTAACAATCAAATATTTATTGTTTAGATTGTTAAGATTTGGACCCAGATTTCTCTAATCCAATTAAACAAACAACCACGCTAAATATTTGATTTGATAACTACAATTATCATAAATAAGGAACGTGAAATTCCTTAATTATCATAAATATAGCCATCACCCTCTCGCCCCTCCTTAACAATCTCTTTAGTCGTTTCTTCCTTAACAATTTGCTTTAAGCCACGCTGTTCCATCTCCGCTTTTGACGCAATGAGATGTGGGTGCTTTTTAGCCAAATAATCCAGTGCGGCATCGGCCCCGATTTCAATCCGGTCGCAGCGATTTTTTATATGGTTTATTTCGCCCCGCGCGATGAGTTCTTTCACTACCCGTGGGTGCTCATTTATTAAAACTGCGAAGCGATTGAGGCCGTAGTACTGCACGCCTACCCCGCCACCGGCTGCTTCTTCTTGCAGGTAACGCAGTACAGCTCATTGGGGTTATACTTGGAAACCATCATGGGCTTATTGCAGCATGTCGGGCCCTTGAGGTTTGGGGCGGATTTCGGTTTTGCCGCTTTCGGTTCAACCGGAGAATCAACAATCCGCTCCCCCTCTTCCATCTCGGGGGCAAACTGTGTTCCGAAGCCAACCAAGGCCAAGGCGCGGCCGATAGCACCGGTTTCTGCCTTTTCAATAAAGTCCCCAAACCCTTGCGCGGTTTCGGACTTATGGGCGGTAGCACGGATATTGCCGGCGTCGTCCCGAATGATCGCCTTAAACACCGCCGCAGAGTCGGTCAGGGAAACGGGTTCCGTTTCAATCCTCCAGGTCGGGTGATCTTCCCGGAACCACACCAGGCGGTATTTGACCTCTAGGTAGTCTTTCCCCTTAAGGTTGCTTAAGGGTAGTTCGGTTCCGCTGGCTGTTTTGAACGTTTTCATTAGTCACACTTACGGCAAAGGCCGTCTCCTGGGGTTCCGGCGTAATCTTCAAGGCGCTGCCCGCATTCGCAGAAATAGTGATCGTAGTGGGTGTCGCAGTAGTCCATGTAGACCGCCGCATTTATGCAGTCTGGGTGTTCGCAGGGTTGCTTGCTCTTTTTCATTTGCCGGCCTTTCTCGCCAATGCGGCATCTCTCTTGGCAAAAAACTCCGCCTTTTTCTCTTCGTATCTTTTCCGGCTTTCTTCGTTGAACGGATCAACCGGGTAGTTAAAAAGGTTCCAGCCCTCATAATATTCGGGGCGAGCTGGATCCTTTGGCCGCGAGCAAAAATCGTTGTGGGAATGCTCCCCGCACTCGGGGCAAGTACCGCTTTCGCGGTGCTTACGAATGTCCGAAAGTTTCACATCGGCAAGCATCATTCCCGCCCCCGCTTAGCCACCAGGGCCTGGTTCATGCGGTCCATTAGGAAATCCAAGTTTTCGACCATCGCCACACGCTCCCCGTAGCTGGTCGTGGAGCTCATGATTTGGCGGTAGTTGTTCTGCCAGTACCTCGAGACAAGGTCAGCCGCGGCCTCTAGGGCGTCGTCGCTGGTGGGCAATAAATCCTGTTTGGCATCGATCAGGGTCAGAGCGTGTTGCATTTGCTTTCACCAATTCCGGGCACAGAAGTACCCATTACGCATTTCTGCGTTGCTACGCGTTAACGGATTGTGCTACCTAGCTCGCTGCCTTAGACTTAGTAATCTTCAGCTTATCTAGAGCTTTTCTTACGCGGTTCACGCTGTTCGGATTTCGGCAGCGGTTCCCGTAAACGTTGTAAAGGGTCGTTATGGAAACGTCGGCCTCGGCGCATACCTCAATAGGAGTTGCGCCGAGTTCAGTCTGTAGTGCTCTTAATTCATTGCCCGATGTTTTCATGGGCCAGATATTAACGCTTCAATTAAACTTTTGCAACAAGTTTAACTCATTATTTAAACACCGCAGCAAAGGATGGCCTGGTGTCTAAAATCATCAATAATATCATAGATGTGCTCGAGGCCCGCCAAATCACCCAAAAAGAACTCTCAAGCCGGTTGGGATGGCACCAGCCCCAGCTCCACGGGTACCTATCCGGGAAGGTTCAAATTCCGATCGGCAAGCTGGAAGCAATTTTAGACGAGCTGGGCCTGAATCATGTCGCCGAGAAAGAAGCAACCGAATCCCTGAGGCTAGCCTGCATCGCCTCGATTTTTGAAATCGATGTAAAGCACCTCACCCGAGTTCGGGACATGCTGAAAAAGATCGCGGCGGAAGAGGTCGACCCGAGCGCGAATTTTAAGCAAAATTCCTCTTCTTAATTCGTCTCCTCCCGCCTCGTACTCCCCCGCCAATCTCACTAAGTCGGCAATGAAATCTGTCGTTTCCACGTCAATAGATGGGCGGCGTTTCGTTTTTAACATAGATATATAACGGGTGATTTAGATGGCTATATAAGGCATTTCTCCGCCCGGATACAGGTAAATTAAAGATTTCGTTTAAATCATTCGATAGTCTGGAATGAAAAAAATAATATTCGCGCTATTGTTGGTTTCTTTTTCAGGTTGCTCTCGCGCCTATGTTCGGAAGTGGGATAGGAACCAGGTAACCGCCTGTTGCCCTCACGGAAACATGGTTTGCAGCAATGAAAAGCTGCGCGAAGTAGCGGTCGCAAAATGTGGCTGTGGTGTTACGGAAGTAGGCGGCGGTTTGGTTGAATCTGGTTCGGAGGTTTATAGCGGTTATGGCGGCGCCACCATTACCAGCACAAACGACTCCTGCACCACCTTCCGCTGCGACAGATAGTTACCGCGGAATTCCAACCTTCAGGTTTTCTTTCTTTCTCTTGGAAAATAAGTTCTCGCGCCCCCTTGCGGGATGGCCACACTTATTACACGCGTACCTTTGATAATTCCCGGTTGTCGTCGGGTAGTGACCATTCTTTGTGTAGGATCCACCGCAACCAGGCACATTGCACACAGAAACCTTTGAGGCAGTGAACAGGTTAGCATTCAGCGAAGAATCCCACGCCCGCATCACCTTCCAAACATCCTCCAGGCAAAGCACGTCATTCTTGTTGTATTCTTCGTTTTCCGCCCACGCCTCAAGGTTTCCCGCCTCGCATTGATTAGGCAATTCCAGCCCCGGAAACTTATCGTGCTTTTGCTTGCGGTGCTCAACCCCGAAGAAATCGCACATATGCTCGAGGGAGTTATACGTCAGGCCAAAGTGTTTTTTACAAATCAGCTTTGTGTCGACTTTCTTAAAAGGGCTCGGCGGGTGGCGGTCTTTTATGCTGTAGAACATGAACCATCCCTGGATTTTCGGAATGTCGAATTTATTGCCGTTCTGCGCGATTATGATGTGGGCCTGGTCCATTAATTCCCATAGCTCCGGGAGGATGCCGGCGGCATTTCTTCGATCGGATTCGTTTCTAGTATCTCGGTATATCAGCGAATCTTCACCAAGCCACTTGGCGCACCATGACCGCATGGCAACATCTTTTATCTGCTGATCTTTGCGGAGGTACTCGCTCCTCGGGTCATAAGCATAGTACTGGCCGGGAAACGTTTCTATGTCGATGAACAAAACTTTGGGTCCCGTCCCCTCGTCGACATAGTCCTTAACTCTCTCCGCCCCACACGCGCGAACAAGCTGGGTCCACCCCCCAAAGGTGTCCTGGCTATAGATATCATTCCACTTGAATTTACCGTGATGCAGATACTCCCCACGGTTAGGGAATTTTCCGAGTCTCGCGGCTACGTCTTTAACGTCCTCCACGATTTCTCTTACGCGGCTTTTCTTGCTCATTCCCTTCCTTGGGTGAATGGCTACCGAGACTTTTTTAGCGCCAGTTTTTTACGCTTCTTCGCCTTACGTTTGCGGGCATCCCGCGCTTTCATCTCTTGCGCGGTGATGCCCTTAATTTCGTCGATATCGTCCATTAGAGGCGGAAGAATTCAATCACGCCGGTCATCTTACCAGCGGTGTAAGGGGTGTATCCAGATGCACCACGAACGTCTACCGACACGCGGCAATCCGAGGGAACCGACCCGTAGCCTTGCGAAAGGTTAAGGGCGCTGGCGCCGTTCGGGATGGGAGCGGCGGATCCGTTAAACGTGCTGGCCGAAATCAATCCCGCATACATGCGGTCTTTCAGAAGGGCAGCCATCGGTGCATATGCCATCACGTCCTGGGAGCCTACGCAGCTGATGCCGATCGACTCGGTGCCGCTCGCCGCAAATTGGGTGTTGATGTAGACATACACGCCGGTAAGGACGGCCTGCGCCGGCAAATCCAGGTTCAGGGGGTGGGCTACCGATTGGCCGCCGTCGCGGCTTACATCGTAGTCAAACCAAGCATATTGTTTAGCGCGGGGAACGGATACGCTCGCCTCTGCGGCTACCGAGAAAAGAAGGGAAAGAATCAAAAGGGCTTTCATAAATACTCCTCAATGGTGTGTTTTCGTCTTAGCGCATAGGCAAAGAGCCAAGCGCCAAATAGGGCAGGGACGGGGTTGTGGAGCGCTGGATCTAGCAACATGTAGGCCCCAAAGAGCAGAATACTGGTAGCGATATTCCACTCCCCTTTCCTGATCATTCGAAAGAGTGCGGAGCAGTAAGCGAACAGGAATAAGGAAAGCCCCACTACCCCGCACTCAAAAAGCATCTGCAGTAAATCATTGTGCAGCGTGTTCCACCAGTAGTCATGGTTGGTAAGCGGCTCTCTGCCTGGAATGTTTTGCAGGTTAATCGAAAAAACGTGGTAGGTACCTAGCCCCGTCCCCGCCAAGATATTCCAAGGCGCGCGCCAGCGTTCAAACATGAATGACCAAATGCGGAAGCGGTCTGAGTTATTCGTGAGCTCGTGCCCCGCCGCCACCTTCCCCGCGGCAAAGACCAGGGCGAACGCCAGGGATGAAACCCAAACCCGGCGGTAATGCCGCCACATTAGCAGGAGGGCGTAAACTCCAAGTAATCCTATTGCCACGCTGCTCTGGGAGAGGATGGCGGTTACGGCAACCAACGCGACCATCTTCCATTGCTCCCGAAGGTCATCGCAGATAGCGGCCATCAAACAAACCGACATGCCGAGGCTGATGGAAGGATTTCCGATCATCCCCCCGCAGTTATTCAGGGAGCATCCCAAACGCGACTGCCAAAGGATAATGAGGGAATTAAGGGTAAGAAAAATGAATCCCATGCCCTGCGCCCATAGAAACAGGGAGCGCCGGTCTTTGGCGAAAAGCATGATAGGCAGCGCGATTAAGCAAAACTTGGCGATTGAATCACAAGCAAAGTACCGCAGCGCCATCTGGTCGTAGGTGTTTACCGGTAAATACCGATTCTCCGCCACAACCCAAACCCAAACCGCCGACAGCGCGGAATAGAAAAAAAGCAGCGCCGCCGGACAGCCGAACCGCGGCTTAATCCAGGCAGATAAAAGGAGCGAACCAAACAATACAACCCACGTCCATTGCCAATGGAAATCCCGCAGGTAATGGATCATTGCTTCCACTTCTCGCAAGAGTAGATAAGATCTTCTTGGTAGCGCAGGATTACCCCGATGTCCGAGAACGGGAAGGCGCCAAATTTCGCAAATTCGGGGTCATCCGCCCGAATACAGTCCTTCCCGTCTTTGGCAAATCCCTGTTTCACGATCGCGTTTACCTGCGCCTTGGCGGCATCACTCTTTAGTGCTCGTTTCGCGAGCGCCGCAATTTCTGCCCTGGTCATCCGGCAAATGCCACCAAACTCGGGCGCGCCGTTCCACTGCGTGATCGGCCGTTCCATCTTTGGGGGAATTCCGCCGCATGAAAAGAGAAAAATGCTAAGTATGGCTATTAAACTTATCTTCAAGTTCTTTGCCTGCTTTCAATCTTTCATCTAAGGATTTATCGGGATCGCCGGCCGCTTTGGCCGCATCGTCTATTTCTTTCTGCTCCCGCTCGTGCTCGGCTTTTTTGACGAGGCCCAGGAAAACCTTAATGGCTTCCCAGACCTCGATGAGCATCTTGATGAAGGACCAAATGGTTACCATCACTTCTTCGAAAACTTGCTCAAGAAATCTACGACAGATTGCAAGAACTTCTCTGGCTGTTCACCAGGGATCATCAAACAAAGAGCAATAAGCGCCGACAATACGGCGATTAATGCTGATAAAAAATTAGGCCCGCTCGCAATAATCCAATTCATGATCGCTAGTACTTGTTCCATTTTTTCTCCTTTAAAAACCCTGAGTATTCACGATGGCGGTTACGGTTCCCGCGCCCCCGCTAGGTGTCCAAACGGCGCGGATCCAAGCGTATGGAACTTGCTTGAGAACAAGCGTCACGGCGGCGCCAGCCGCTACGGTTCCAGACCCATCAATCATTGTAGATGGGATATCGACCCAAGTAGTCGGTGTGAAGGCGGCGGCCACGTTGCCGAACGCGCAAATATCGTTGCTTCCCTGAAGCTTTACCGCCCCCGCGTTTGATCCACTAGAAGAGGTAAAAACAAGCGATAGGGAATACACCTGGCGCGCATCAATCTTCCCGCTGTTAAGTGGGCTTGTTGTGGCGTCGCCAGCGTCGATAATTTTCTCAAATGATTGTCTCATCTTTTGTTCCTCATCTCGTAAACGCGCTGGTCGATTCGATCCAACACCAACTTAATCTCTGAAAGCTGAATCTGAACAGACTGGTGTTTTGCGTCTACATAGTTTGTGGTTGCGAAGGTGGTGAAAGCCCAAAGGATTGCCCCAACCGCGATCGATGCAAACCAAACGTATCCCTGAAAATCCTTAAACCATTTCATTACCAACCCACAAAATCAGTTGACCGGTATTTCAAATTTAATTTCTACCCAAATATCGTTGGTGAACATGTTGTTGCACTGAACCTTTTGAATGGCGTTGGAGTTAATTTGGTATCCCAAAAAGAGGGTATTGGTGTCCGACCCGTCCACAAAAATAGCTCCGGTTCCGCCGCCCGTTCCATATATAGGAGTTAGACCGCTTGCCTGGGAGTTGAAGTTCCCCACCTGTTGCGTTCTCCCCGAGTTTCCAAGCTTGGAAAAGTTAATCGTTTTGTTGAACGTTCCAGAGCTAGGAAGATCAAACGAGCACGTACCGCTTGTGGTTGCCCCCGCCTGCACAAGTCCCTGGCAAACTATCTTGTCGCTGCCAAGCGTGTAGCACTGGATATCTTGCGAGGCCGGCGTTCCCCACGACGAGGAGAACGTGAAAGTTCCGCCCGACGTGGTAGACCCAACCCCAGAACCGCCACCGCTTGGAACCTTCCACTGTGAACCAGTAGACGTGCGGAAGAGAGCCATAGTTCCATCAAGCGCAGTAGCGTCGCTTACAGGAAGCGGGAACGTGAAGTCAGCCGAAATATCTTCTGGCTCGGTAATCGTTACTTTGTTGCTGCCAGACCCAGTGGTCTCTTGAACTTTGATTCCGGCGGTTACGATGGGAGCAGAGGTGAATGTTTTTGCGCCGGTAAACGTTTGCGCGTTGTCGCTTACATAACCGGGGAAGCCTGGGGCGGCGCTTTGGAAAATAATCGCGCCCCCAGAATCGATGGTTGCCCCGTTGGCGGACTTGGCAACCGAATCATAGGACCCAACCGAGTCCACAAAGAAGCCGTCTAAGATGGCGGCTTCCTGCGCAGCGGTACAGTCCTCGGGCGCCCCCGTGCCAGACGTGGTTCTGCACTTCGTGGTTCCGTTCGCCATATTGGCCATTTTGGCGTTCGTGACGGCGGAGTTTGCAATAGTAGTCGCGTTAGAGCCAGACGTGGTCACGTCGCCAGAAAGTTCCGCCGCACTGATCACACCGGATGCAGCGCGAGTTAGGCCAGTTAGGCCGGTGTTCAGTGTAGTGGTTCCAGAAACGTTCAACGCTCCTGTTACGCTTAGCCCGGTAGAAGCAATGTCTAGGATCTTGGTGCTGGAGATAGAAACACCGAGGTTGTTCGCTGCAATCCTGTAGATACCGGAGTTTGCTTCCTGGAAGATAATGCTGGGTGTTCCAGCGGTGGAGTTAAAGAAGTGGTTAACTTGAGTATTAAATCTGAAGCTAGACGCCCCAAGGCTCGCAATGTCCCCGCCGTTATAGGCGAATGTTAGGCCGCTGCCGCCAAAATAAAGTCCCGCGTTTCCTCCGCCGGTCGGGATATAGAATCCCGGCGTTAAAGTGCTACCAACGTTTGCCTGAAAAGAGGACTGCCCGGTAACTAGGCCGCTGAACGTTTTGGCCCCTGAGAAAGTTTGCGTGGTGTTATTCACCATTCCGGGATGAGTCGCATCTGCGGACTGCGCAGAGAGGACGTTTGAAACCAGCGCAAGGCCATTGGAATTTGCGGCCTGTGCGTCTAGTGAACCAACCGAGAGCGCCGCCGTATTCGCCAGCGAAACCCAATTTGTTCCGTTGGAGCTAAGAACGTTTCCGCTGGCTCCAGGGGCCACGCCGCCAGCGATGTAACCGGAGGCATCAAACGTACAAACGTTGTTGGGAGTGCTGGCCGCAAGCTTGTTAGGAGCAATATTTGCCGTTCCAGAAGGCGCAATGTCGGCATTGATAATTTTGCCGGCGGCGTGAGAAATAAAAGGTATTAAGAGTAGAATTAAATACTTCAAGAGTACACCGCCCATAGCGTTTGCCCGGTTGAGGGGGCGGTTAGCATCGTGATGGTCGCGCCAGAAATTGTGTAATCGAGTCCGATGCCCTGGTACTGAACAACCCCGTCAAGCCACAGAACTACGTTTGCATTTGCCGTTGGCGTTCCAGACAAGGTGTAAGTAGTGTTTACGCCGTCAACGGCCCCAGATGGCTGCTCTTGAAAGAACGTGGTGGATCCGCCGCCACCACCACCACCGCCAAGAATTCCGGCGTATCTACCGTAAAAGCTCATGCGACCTTCCCGTTAAGGTAGGCTTGTAATGTTCCGCTCCCGCTAGTGCGCGTGTACTTGGTGCGAATGTAGGCTGCGCCGGTAGACCACTCAATAATTCCGGTTCCAGTGGCGCCAGATACGGGAGCAGAGTTTGCCGCCGTTGCGCCGTTCAAAGTGAAGTAAATTGCCGTCCACGTTCCCGCGTTCGCAGGAATGCCCTCAATCCCGCCCGGGGAATAGTCGTTTGATACCTCTACAGAAATCGTCCCGATTGGAACCGTTCCCGACCATGAGTAGGCGTAAGAGCCTACGGTGATAAGGGGGATGTGCGATACCGCAGAGGTAATGTCGCCGGCCATGCTGCCATCAGTAATGACGTGGTACTGCTTAATTAACGGTCGGCTAGACATGCTGTGCTCCTTATGGGCAAAGGGGCGGTTACCCCAAGCTTTCAAAGGTGCGCTGCTGTCTTAAGAAACGTGCTTGGCGCGGGACATTTCGCGGGACTGGCCCGCGGTGGCCGACTCTGCCCCCATCTTGGAAAGTTTCTGCATTCCGGTTGCTGTCGGCTTTATTCCGGATTGTTGCGGCGTCATCATGGTGGCTTTTGGTTGCGCAGACTGAATTCCAAATGGCGTCATGGTGCTATCGAGTGGCTGCCCCATAAACTTTGCAATACCCACCCGAGTTTTGTACGGGATTTCTTTTTCATCTGCTGCGAAGTCGATAATTTCTTGATTCAGCTTTTCCCGCATTCTTCCAAGCAATGCCGGCGCCACGTTCTGAAGAGTCACAATATCTTCAGAAGTGACGGTTCCGCTTTTTACGTCGTCAAAAACAGAAACAGGGTTTTCCGCTATGCGTAGCGCCCGATGGAACTTCGCCTGCGTTACGGGGTCGGGCGGTAGTTTCTGGTCAAACGGCATTTTTCTGTCGGTATTGGGGCGAAGTGAATTCAAGTAGCCTACAGCCTGCGCCGCTGTTGCCGCGGCCGCTGTTGCATGGTCAGGGAGATAATGGCCCATGTCGGGGGCAATCCCCATAAGTAATTCTGGCTTCGCTTGGTACGCCATTAGGCGCTTATCTAGTTTATCTATGTCGTTTTCCGAAACCTCGCGCTTGGTGGAAATCTTGCCCCCCTCACGCAGCAAGGCTCTAGCCCCCCGCGTGACCGCTTGCTCACCTTTCACTACTCCCCTGGCCACGTCGACCATTGCCTTAAATGCGCCGCTTTCAATCTGCTGGTTAGAGCCAATGAATTTCAGCATTGAGAGGCGCATCGCATCTGGAGCATCTTTGGCTAACGTTTTGGTAAGCATTCCGAGCGCTCCGGCAAGCAAGGGATTGTGTGAGGCGACCAGGGCGGCCATGCCTACCGCCGTTCCGGGAACGTGGCTGAGCAGCTTATCGGCAGTGCGAGCGGTATTCGAAAAGTTATGCGGCGCTTTCTCCATTTGCTCTAGGATAGTTCCAATTCCCTGCAGCTTTTGCATTGCCTCTGGAGTTACAAGAAATGAGCGCATTTCGGGGCTTAGCTTATCTACTCCACTAAGGAGAGCCTTGGCGTTGATGATTTCCCCGGGCTTAGCTTTCTTGGCGGCATCTTTCAAAAGAGAATCAAGGTGAAACTGCTTAAATGCTTCAGCGGCTTTAGGGAATTCCCGCTGCAGTAATTCCAACCCGGCAGCATTCCCGCTGCCAGCAATTCGCCGCAATATTGCTTCACCGTCTAGCTTGGCCGCCTCTCGCAATGCCTTTGCGTATCCGCCAGTGCTTGCCTTAACCCCGATTTGTTCCTGCACATCGTCGATTAGGTTGCTGGCCTCATGCCACTCCGCGCGAACCTTTTTAAATCGGTCTACAAGTTCAGCTCCTTGCGAACCAAGCTCTTTCTCCATCACTCCCGCTTCGATATCACGCAACACGCCCTTAACCATGCGGGCAGCGCGTCGTGCGGAGAAGTCGGTCGGAGAAGAAAGAGATTCCCCCATCTCCCCTACACGGGAAATAAAGTTTGTAAGGTCAGTTAGCTTCTTCTGCTTTTGTAGATTCTTTTGAACAAACTGGTAAATGCGCTCTACGGGCGTTCCCTCAGCAGCAAGCCATCCTTCTTTTAGGGCAATCTCACCGATCTTGTCGGCGGCCTCGGTCATAACTCCAGGTGCTTTGGTTTTTTCGACTACAGCCTTAGGCAGCCCCGCCAGGTCGTTTGGGTCGGCGATGGTACGCACGTTTTCCACCATCGTGTCCGGTCGCAGGTCCACGTCACCAACTTTGCCCTTGAGCTCTTCAAACTCTTTCGCCAGTGGCTCCACTCGAGCCTGAATGTCATCGGCCAGGGCCTCACCTACCGCCTTACCGGAATCATATTTAGAAAGATCGGGAAGGCGCTCCACATGCTCCGCGTCTTTTCCCAAAGTAGAAAGCGCACTCTCGGCGATGTTTTTACGCGCCTCTCCCATGGCCTGCTGGTAAGCGATACCGGATTTTGTGGTGTCTGATTGCTCAAGCGTTTTTGCCGCTTGCTGCAAATACGGATCTTCAGAAAGAGCAGCCTTCACTTCGGGCGCTAATTCAATTCCCGTTCGGTCAATCGCTTCCGCTACTGGTTGCGATAGCTGCCCTTCAATTCCGCCAGCTTTGCTTTTGATCGCTCCCAAAACCTCATCAACCTTGCTCCCCAGCGTTGCCTTCCATAGCGGGGAAACAGATCCAAACGCCACCCCTGTTCCAGCCCCAAGCAATCCAGATAATCCAATGTCGGCCATTGCGGTGCCAACGCTTTGGTGTGGGTCGCCAGCGAACATCTTAGACGTTTCGTCGCCAGCCTGAAATAATGCGTTCTCTGTCGCAAGCTTTGCCGCGGTGGAACCAATCTTTCCAATCGCCATGGCTTCAGGAAGAACGGCGCCGGCCAGCTTTGCCACCCCCTTCCCCGCCGCCTCAAGTGCGGCGGCTTCCCCGGTTCCCGTAAGCATACCAAGGCCAATACCGGCCAACTCACCGGCACCATGCGCCATTGGGTTAACTTCGCGCCGCGCCTGAATATCTTCTGGATTTACTCCTAAACCACGCTCCGCCGCGGTAGAAAGACCAAAGGTCAGCGCCGAACCTGCGCCCTCAAGGGCAGTAATCGCCTGCTGGCCAAACGTACCGTACTTCTCTTCTTTATCGCCTTGGGCAAGGAAAGAGTCTATTTCTTCGTTCGACGCCGATGGCCCAGCACTCACCCTTGGCGGTGACAGGAAGCTGTTTACTTCGTCGTCACTAGCGATGTTCTTTGAGTCCATTACTCCCCGATTCTTTGTAGAATTTTCTTGGATCGCGGATCATTTGGATTCGCCTTGGCCCAATTTGTTAGGCGCTGCTCTTGATCGTTTAAAGACGTTAGTTCCGGAACAATATTAAATTCGCGCAGAATTCCCGTTTTCTGCTTCGCCTTGGTGGCGATCATTTGCTTAAAGTCTTTGGCCAGTTTTTGATTTGTTTTTTCATTGGTCCACACATCTGGGAGAAACGGCTTGACCATATTTTCCACATCAGAGTCTGTCATTTTTTCGTCTGCAACAGCTTTAGCAAGCGGGAACAACCTTGCCAGGGTGGCCTTTCCAAGTTTTTCAGATTGTTTCGGGTTCATTACCTGATTAGCAAGCGTGGAGTTTTTGAATGCCTCACCAAAAATCTTATCCACTTGAGGCATGCCCTCTTTTAGTGCAGTGTACGAAGCATACTCTCGCATGGCGTCGTCATGAATATCTTTGGGCAGTGCTTGGATCTTCATTACCGGGGAAGCATTAGGGTTTTGCAATATACCTTGCTGGGTTTGCGCTGCCGCCACCTTCTGCATCATCATTGCGCTTTGCGCGTCCAGCTGCCCTGCCTGCTGTAATGCTCTCGCCTTTGCCATAGGATCCATTGCGAGCGCAGCGGCTTGGCGTAGTTTCGAGGCATAAATACCGTTCTGCATGGCCATCGTCATTTCCGTGGCTTGCTGCATATTTCCAAATTGCTTAAGGTTCGCGCTGAGTAGATTTTCGGTCTTGCCTAAGTTCGCCTTCTGGGCTTCCACATCGCGCTGAATTTGATCATTTAGATACTTTTGCGCCATGTTTTCTTGGCCGGCTAAACCGCTGCCAATGCCGCTCATGATTAACCCGATCGCCGTAGCTACCTTTTTCCCCGAGCTCATATTTTCCATGTAATGATTCGGGTTAATGTGCTGGTTTTGGTAATCGTGCATCACGGCCTGATATTCCTGATTCAGCTTTTGAAAGTTAGACTGATAGTCTTGATGCGCTTGCTGCAGGAACTTTTGATGTTCCACCTCGGCGGCGTTCTGCTGCTTACCAAGTTCAGCTTGCGCAGCGGCCTCCTGCTGAATGCCGGCCTTCATTTCCCCAACGCCTTTTCCGTACCCAGCGGGCATTGCGGCCTGCGGCTGTGGCGCCATGCCCATCATCGGTGGCGCGGGCGCTAACGACGGGGCCGCCATTTCTGGCGCTAGTTGCGGGGCTTCTGCCGGCGCATCTTCTTCCATCATGGCCCCGCCAAACACAGAACCCGGGTTTTCCCGAGATTGCTGAGCTTCAATGGCGTGCGCCCCAGCATCATTGGCGGCAGCGTTCGAAGAGTTTACAAGGTTATTGATAGTATCAATGAAAGATGCTGGCTTTCTATCCTCTACCTCTCCGCCTTCCGCGTATCCCTCTTCTTCACTATCGGGAAGCTGTTTCACTTGCTTTTTTAGATCGGGAGACAGGGCATTGTGGGCAATGATGATCTGGTGCCCGCGGGGATGCTTTAGGACGGTTTGCTTGTCGTCCGAAGAAAGCTTCTTAAACTTCGAAACGTCCATCTTCATTTGATGCGCCCATTCTTGGCCATTACGGCAGCAACAAACTTAGCGGCGTTAGCTGCTGGGTCTGCGGATTGCATTACCGAACGGGGAATAATTACCTCGCCGGGCGATAGCTTCGCCGGCACCGTATCGTTTTTCTTACTGTCGCCAGCCACTGCGGCCACCCCAGGAACAGGGCGCATCTGGTTGGCGTATGCCTCACCTTGAATTGCGCCGCCGTTCGCATACCCGGTTAAATGCCTGCCCGCCATGCTCCGGGGTCCGTTTACCGGAACCATTCCACCTTGAGCAAGGCCGATCACACCGCCAATGGAATTCATTAGCCCGCCGAACATCTTCCCTTGCTGACCTGCAACCTGGCTGGATACACCAGAGTTTGCGGAGTTTGCGCTTCCTTCTAAGCCCATTAGGTTGGCTTGGCCGCGGAGAGCGGAATCGTTATAGCCGGTAATTGCATTCTGAGTCTGACCAACCTGCTGACCGGCGAGACTCGCCATATTTGCTTGCTGCTGAACAAGCGCCTGTTGCGCCGCCAGTTGTTGTTGCGCCTGCATCTGCGCCGCTTGCGCGGCACCAGCCTGCTGCGCGCCCGCGCCTTGCTGCGCGATAAGCCTTGCCTGCAATGCGGGGGAAATTCCTTTTTGCGACCCGATCAATCCAGCCGTTTGCGCCCCCGCCTGGTTCATATTTTGCCGGAAAGCCGCCGCGGCAGGATTAGGTCCACCGCCCATCGCTTGGGTATTCAGCATGTTCGCCAGGGCCTGCTGCTGCTGAAAAACGTTTGACTGGTTAGAGATGCCGCCTTGCGCGGCGAGAGCACCCAAGAAAGCCTGCTGCTCGGCTAACGCCTGCTGGGTATTTCCGTATGCCGCATTTAATTGCGCGGGGTCGACGCCCGTAGCGTCGAAATTCATACCAGCGCCGCCGTTATTACCGCTTGCGCCGCCGAAAAGTTCGTTTACAAAGCCCATTAAAACCTCAATGAGTATTGAGGGGCTGAACTAAATCCTTGGCCAGAAAGGTATGCGGTGACTTCTGAAACCCGTGGCGCAGGCAGCCTCTCTCGAGTGTCCCTTTGTCTAAGGTCCACGCGATTAGGTGGCTGATTTCCCGCTGCTTTGCCTCTTCACAAATTGAGCTTATGGCTAGATCTAGCGCTACGTGGCGAAGCTCTGATGGTGCTGATGGGTTTGACGTTAGACCGTCCACTATCCCCATGTTTCCTTCGCACCTACGCAAGAAACAGGCGACCAGCTTCTGATCCTCGTGAATCACCACAAAGCCAATCGCCGGTATGTCTGAGTATTCTTGCGGCGGCTTTCCCCTCGCCTTTAGCCAGTCGTTTAAGTCGCCAAGATCATCATAGTCGAAATACTTAAGCGTAAGCTTAACCTGCACTCGAAGCCGCCTTGATGGTGGGGTAGCCCTTCTTCATTCCAATTAGGATATCAAGGCCGCTCATCGAGAGTCCGGCGCCAGTCGCCCCCGACTCGGTAAGCTCAATCTGGAATGCCTCGCACTTTTGTTTCGATAGGAAAATACGCCATTGCTCGAGCTCGGAAGCGTTTGGTGAAATAGTCACCGTTTGCACCACGGTTGTTTCGTCGTAGTCGAAGTAGAGGTTAATCGTCAGCGTGTGGCTCGATAGGTATTTGGCGAGCAGAAAAAAATGGTAGGCGCGCTCAAACCCTTGAAGGCCAGCCAAATTAAACCATCCCGTTTTGAAGTAGGTCGCAATCCCGCTAACACCATCTAAGTAAACGCCGGGCGTTTCCTGGTAAACGGTTCCATCGCTCGCAAGGTAGGTGTGCAGGCTTTGGAAGATACAATCCGAAACTGAGGAGACGGGGTCAAAGACCGCCCATTGCCCCACACCGCTTTCATCCTTCCAGTAGTAATCGTAAAGCAGGCAGGTGCCATTCGAGAGAATGAACCGGATTTGGTTGCTTTTTGGGATTAGCTGGCCGCCGCGCACGGTGTAGGAGTTATAATTCTCAACGTCTTTCCCGATGTAGCGAGTCTGCAGAGACCTATCTAATAGATAAATTCCCTTGGCGGATTTGAACATCACGCCTTCGGGACTGACGACCACGCTTCGCGGATCAAGCAATCCGCAATCGGCAGTAATAAACTGCGGGTCTCCAAAGTCATTATTGGCCCCATTTGGCCCTGGCCCAGTCCCGGTAACGTAGTAAATAGAATTGGACTTGAACAGAATTAACTTGTCGTCAAGTCTCGCACTCCCAACCAGTGGTCCATCCGCAGTTCCCATGTTTTGCTGGAACAAGTCAGAGAATTCCACCGGGGATCCGGTTACAACCTGCTTCGAGTACCACCAAGAAAACGCATTTCCGGAGGGGATAAGAATGGCGCGGTTTTTATAGTCGCTGACAAACAATGCGGCAGGAGGAGCGATGTTGTCGACCTCTTGCTCGGTGTAAAGCTGCTGGTTGCCTACGATGTCGCTGTCTGCTAGGAAGTCGACAAAGGTTATAAAGTCAGAGCTCGTTGAGTTTGCAACTGGATAGGTTAGATACTGAACGTCGACGCGGTAGTAAATGGTTCCATTAACCGCTGTTCTGTAAATTTCAATCCCAACGCTCTGCTTTTCCGTGATTCGTAGGGTGGGAATGCTCAAGCTTACGGCTGTAACGGCAGTGGGTGTGATGGTAACGCCAGCCGAGGTGGCGGTTGCATTGGCGGAAATGGTTATTTGGGTTGCAGAATCTATACTAATGATTTTCCCGCTTACGTTGCTTCCAGACACAGACATGCCAACCTGTAGGCCAGCAATGGTGGAAACGGTCGTGATTATCGGAGACCCGTTGGTGATGTTTCCCGTGAACGCGGCGGGGGCCACCCCGATTGTATAAGTGACATTTGGAGAAGGTGCGGAGCGGTGAGTTTGCCCTTCGTTATCAATCCAATTGTAGACAACGCTGTAACCGTAGTCTCCTGCGGTTAGCGCTCCGCCGGTAGACGAAGTGTATCCTGTGGCTGTAACGGTCTCTGGATAGTAATTAAATCCCTGCTCAACCGCCGAATAACCATCGTACATTTGCACAAGGCCGCTACCTATTTGTAGATTTCTACCTAGATCTAGCGAAAGAATGTCGTCGGTAGTGAAGTCAATTTGCGAAGAAGAAATACCAAGGAAGTAGGTAGGATTTGAAACGTTGTTGGACGTGCGCAGCAATTCCACCGATCGCTCGGTGAATGGAAACTGAATAACGTTAGTGCTAACCGTATTTACCGCAGGAAGAATAGATCGGTAAGGCGGGCCGCCACCAACCGACTCGCCCACTTTGGCCACCATCACCCCGCGGGGAGCGGTAGAAAGGGAGTTTACGTTATAGAGAGCGCACGCGAAGTAGGTGGATTGCAGGGAGGAGTCGTACCCAGCGATAACATGCGGGACCGAATTCACCAGAAATGCTTTTCCAGCAAGATATATCGACCGCATTAAATCCGCAGAAGTGCCCGCCGCTCCGGCTGCGGTTAGAGTATTGAACCTAGTGATAGAATTTTGAAATCCAGCTGTTGGATAAATTATCGAATATGCAGACGCTACAGTTGCGCCCGGAGCCGCGCTTCCAGGAAGCCCAAGGTTTGCCAATCTCGCTGCTGCGCTACCGGCCTGAGCGCCAGAAATGTAGTAATACCCACCGCTAGGAATATAGACGATTGAGTTGTTTGCGGTGAAGTCGGTAAACGAAGCGCCGCTTGGTCCGGTAATTGTCGGAACCACTGTAGATCCAACCGCAGGCTGCACAAAAGAAGCCGTAACCATGTAATTGGTAACGCCATCTCCCATTGGCTGACCCGTTGGCGGTCTGGTTCCTGCCGGCTGGTCGTAAAAGATAACTCCGCGAGTTCCGTCGTACACGCCGGTTACGTTCTTAACGTTTGTAACCGATGCCTCAACCGTAGTCGGCGCAAGCACGGTCACTGCCAGAGCGCCATTCATAATGAACGCCTTGGTGTCGGTCGCGTTATTGTAAGCAATCCAAACGTTATTGGAGGTGTCGGCGAAGATGCCAATCCCGTTGCTTGCTACTTCAGATTTACTAACGCTTGCCTGCGCGGCCATAGAAGAATCAAAAGACGCGACCTTAACGGTAGATGCCGCGCCATTGTAGGCCACATAAACTAAGCTATTATTTACGATTACGTCGTAGTTCGGAGTAGTGGTGTCGGCGTTTGTAATGATTGCTGAACTAGAGACAATCCCCGACTCATTGACGGACGTAGCGTGAATTTTGTTGTCGTTTGAATCGAAGTAAAGAATGTAAAGCTTATTGCTGATCGATACGCATTTTGGTCGCGAACCAGTCGAAGAAACATACGTGTTGTAGATAACCTGGTTTGTTTCGTCGTCGACAACGGAGAATTGAACGCCATTTAGAGTTGGATTGTAAGTCCCGTCAATCGAATATGGGCTTTTTGTCCATGCTTCCCAAGCATACACGCGCAGCCCAAGCGTAGAGTTAATGGCAGAGTCTGGCATGAGGCTTTCATATTGATTCTTATAGATCGATTGCTCTGAGGTTTGGCAAAGCTCTACCCTGCCCTTGTAAACCCAATTGTCAGCGTTATCGCCGTAGCTGTAGAGGTTAAGGCCATCATTCAATAGAAGTTCGTCCGCATAAGCAGAAATGGTCCTGCCTGTCGCCACACTCCCGGGGATTTGGCTAAAGGTGTAGCTTCCAACGGGCGAAATAACGGATTTACCCTTAGCGGCATATCCATTCCGCTTCTCAAGCAAGCCCATCTTGTTAAAGACGCGATTCTTTAGGCCAAGGAAGCGTCCGGGTTGCACCTGCAGCGGATCGGTCTTTTGATCAAGGCCCCTGGCGAAATTGATTTGTAGGGGTGTTTTTTGGAGCGGCACTAAAACACCTCGAGGTCAATCGTGACCGCTGCGCTAGAGTTCAAAACCAGCGTGTTAACGGGATTTCCGTTATCATCCTGCTTATCGTAAATTGTCGCGGCAGCGCGGATTCTTACAATGCGCCAGCCCTTCAACTCTCGATTGAGGGTGTGCTTAATCACGTTATCGCCGCTAGAGAGCTCTACTCCTTCTAGAATCACGCTCGAGTTTTGCGCGCGAGAAACAACAGGCTGAATGATGGCCGCCCAAGTCGTTTGCAAAAGGCTAAGATCCTTATCTGCCATCTGAAATTGCGGAAGCTTAAACATCAGTACCCCGCGAATGCACCGTCGCCGTTAGGCGCGCCGCCCCAGAGCTCGGCTTGGGTTCTTACGTTCGAAATCGTATCCGGCTGGCCAGCGTCCCTGTTCATCGCCGTTTCTTCGATCCGCTGCTTTAGGAATAGCAATTCCGCATCAAGCTTCTGTGTGTCTGACTCTTCCTTGTCGAGCGCATACTTAGCTGCGCGCACAATCACATATTCTTCCCAACCAGAGATGCCATCGACTACATCGGTGTCAGCTAGAAGCGTGGTTAGCCGCGGAAAGTACCATAGACCAATCTGCTGGCCAGCTACAGCGGTAGGGATTAAATGGATCTTGCTGCCAACTATTCGGTACTGAAGATTGAAAATCCCGGCTAGCGATGTGGTGATTTGCGGGAAAACGAAACGATTGCGCGAAATGAAATCAAACTTCTTAAGAGTAACCCAAGCATTTTGAGAAGAATCAAGCCCAAGGTCAACGCCGTACAGCTTATAAAACGCAGGAGCGCCAGAGTAAGAACTAGCAGCGCCAGTAGGAAGGTCGTAGCTAGAGCTTCCATCAGTCGAAAAAGTAGCGCGAGGGGCAACGTAATAATCTTCATTGGTAGTGATGAGAAGATCATAAAGCTCGTAGTACGCCTGATTGAGATAGGAGTTCCACTCCGACTTGGTAACGAACAGAGAACCAACCCTATCGGCGCGCTGCTGCGCCATTAGCCGCATCTCATAAAGAGAACGCTTCCCCGGCAAGCAAGCAACCATCTGCACCGCAGAAGAATAGGAGCTAGTGCCGTCCGAGTTGGTAGCCGCCACCTTGTAGTAATACATGGTGTTAATCGTGGCAGAGGAGTCTTGGTAATACGTAACGCTTGGGCTAGATACTACAGCATACGACACCCCATCCGTGGAGCGTTGTACGCTGTAGCTCGTGGCCGTCGCCATGAGATCCCAGGAAAGATAGTTGGTGGAGTTTCCTTGGTTAACCACCAAATTTGTCGGAGTCGATGGTGCGGCCATCTAGCCCCCTTAGAATGCAGTCGAGTTTTTAAGTTCAATCTCGAGAAGCAAAACTTCTCCGCTGGCGGGGTCGGTATTTACACCGCCCGCTTGGGTCAGAATCGTCACGGTTTTAGCGGAAGCAACCGACTCGGCGTCTACCGAGATATCGGGTGCCGCGGCGCCCCCCGAGGCCACAAACACGCCCTTTACACCGAGCAGGTACTTGTAGGTGTCGGTCAGGGTCACCACGAACTTTCCGGCGCTGGTGCGGGACACCGAGGCCACGCACTTGGAGAGACCGCCCGCCGTTACGAGCGTCGGCGCGCCGTTCGCCGCAAAACTGATCTTGGCGAACACCGAGGTGTACATAGGAATGGGAGAGAAGTGGAATTGGTTGAAGTATTGGTTGGCCATTGGTTCCCCTAAATATCCGGGTCTAGGATCACCGCTGGCCACCCCGGCTAGGCCCTCGGGCGAAGGGGAACCCTTCAAGGGTGCGCAGGTGTCTTAAATAAAAACCCCGGGACGTTTTAAGCCCCGGGGGAGCACTGTCAAGGAAGGACAGATATGGCAATAGTGGCTAGTTGTCTTAGGCAGAGAGCTGCACTACGCAGTTCCAACCGGGCGCGGAACACACTAAATTCCCGTAGTAGCCAATGCGCACTTCCAGCGCATCCGCAGTACCTACGCGCAAGCCCTGGAGGCCTTCCACGCCGTAGGTAAGGATGTGTGGCATCTTACCAAGGGAGCGAAGCTTCCAAACCTTGAGGTCGAGGAGATACGCAGTTTGCGGCTGGCAGCTCCGGTCGGGAATTACGGTGATGGGGCCGTAGGGCGCGTGTACGCGGATACCAGCAAATGCGATATCTGCTTCTTCGTGCTTCACGTCCACATACTGAACTTTTGCGCCGAGCGACTTTTCAAGGGCCGCGTAGGAAGCAAAGTTCATGAAACACATATCCGGCATACCGCCTTCGCGGGCTACAAGAGATGCGGCATCGATCAGCGCCTCTTCGATCGACTCCGAAGAGCCATCGAAGCGAACACCGGCCAAGCGGGTCGGATCTACCGAGCGGTCAACACCCCAGAAAGAGTCGCCCGAGGTGGGAGCCGTGGTCGGCAACCAATACGAGAGACCAGCGATCTTGAGAGCGTTACCCGGGCGGAGACCGTTCGAGGTGAAGTTAATGTCACCCTGTACGGCGAGGTACTTAAAGCTCGTGGACCAGTTGGTAGGAGTACCAGCCGAGCCAGAGATAGAAGTATCGGATACGGTTACAGTGCCCGCCGAACGGTTAACTGCGATCACGTAACCCAATGCAGCCGAAGTAGATTGCGTCGGAGTTTGGCCAGATACGGAGTAGGATACGAGGGTCATACCCACTTCGAAGTTAACGATGTCGTTAGCGTTGGTGAGAACAATCACACCAGTCGAGATGGAGCTGATTTGGCCGCGCTCGCCAGTGGCTGGAGCAAACAAATCGTGAGCCAAGTCGTTAGAGATGTTCCGGAAGCCCGTGTCCATATTGAGCTTCACCTGGTCGATGAAAGCGCCAATATCGTCTTTGGTGGCTTCGATGAGTTCGTTAGTAATCGTTACCAGCTGGTAGTTGCTTGCACGGTAAACGAAAAACGAAACATCGTAAGGTGCCGTTTGGTTACCTTGCGCGTTCGAGAACGTAGCAGAGCGACCTTGCGGGGTGCCGTAAACAAGCGGGCAAGGGATGTACTTACCAGCCATTCCTGCGGGACTTTCATCCTTAGGAATTAGTGCAAGGCCAGGGTTCTTGGCATAGCTGCCTGTTATCGCGCGGGCTTTTTATCCTGCGCTTCTAGAACTTGTTACCCTTGCTCCGATTTAATTCGGCAGGAAGGATTTGAAGATTCCATGGAACGTGAAAGCCGGAAACATTTTTGCCTTGTAGCGGCACGATGTGATCGACTTCGTATCCCTCAGGACAGGTTGCATATATGTATTTCATTTGCGCGCGGTGGTCTTTTGACAACCATTTAGGAGCACGGCCAAACTTTTTGGCTTGGTATTTCCTAATTTTCTCCCGACACGCAGGCTTATTTCTCAAAGACCAGTTCTTAATAATCTCCCTAGTGCGCTCAGGATTTTTCATCCGGTACTCTAGGTTCTGCTTATTTTTAGCGTCCCTATAGGGACCGCCCTGGTATCTTTTTACGTAAGCCTTTTTGCAAACCTTGCACCAACTGTCTCTGCCATCCCTTGCCGGTTTATATTTATAAAACGACTCAAGTGGCTTTATCTCTTGGCAGTTAGTGCACTTCTTTTGTTCTAGTTCAGCGTACATTTTCAACCGGTTTTATTTGGTTGTTGGCGGCTCTTGGTGGCATCTTTTATCATTGGCCACTACGCGTTACAAACGGAAACATCCTGTTTCTCGCTCTCGGTATTCCCATTTCAGGGTTCACCGATACACGCCAATTTATACTTGGCCTATGCCTATTGGCCCACCAAGTCTTTCATAAAGTCGCCATTCTCAGGATAGAGTTCCTTAAGAGCGGCGACCTGGTTAGTCGGGTTCGCGTAAACAGCAGACATGCTGACTCCTTCAAAGAGGCAGCGACTTGTCCTTGTTAGAACCCTTCACTACCCCCGTTAATTGGTTAGTTTTCCCTGGGCGGCGAGAATCGCGCGTTGTCGGCGTTCCGATTCGCTCAGGCGCTTGCCGCCGTTCGATTGAAGGGCATTGCTAAGCGTGGTGATTTGTTGCTGCTGTTGTTCTTGCTTAGGCGCGGCTGCTTCTTCTTTAGGTGTTTCTGCAGCGGGTGCGGGCGCTAACTTCTTTTTAACCTTCTCGAGTGCCGACATGCGCACGGCTTCCGACAAGAGATGCTCTTCTACTTCTCTTGCGGCTTCTTCCTCGCTCATCACATAACCTTCCGCCTTGAACGTCTCTTCAATAAGAGCGACCACGGCATCGGTTTGCTCGAGCGATTTAATCATTTCGAATTCGGAACTTGAGTTAACAACCCCATTTACTTTGTGGCGGATTGTGTCTAGAGCCTGCTGATAAGCGGTGCTCTTAGACTCTTCTGCCGACTTGGTGAATTGGGAAAGTTTCGACTCAAGATCAGAAATCTTGGCCTGCATTGCACGCACGGTAGGATCGACCTGCGATTGCGGGGCCTCTAGGAGACGCTTGGCCAAGTCGTCGTAACTTAGGCCAGCTTCTTCCAGAGCAGAAAGCGGGTCGTCTTTGAACTTATCCTTGGGGATATAGCCATTAAGACGCGCGGATTTCTCTGCCTCGAGCGCATCTCTTTCTGCTTTAATCTTCGCGCGTTCGGCTCGGATTTGCTTTTCCTGCCGGGCTAGCGCCGCGAATTTGGGCGAAAGAAAGTCGTCCTTCTTCTCCTGCGTTGGTGTCGCTGCTGCCGCGGCGGGGGAAGTCTCAACGGTGTCCGCATGTCTTGAGGCTTGGCCGGTCACGTCTTTGGCGGGGGCTGGTCTACCGCCTTGAACGGCGGCGGCGAGGGTTGGCGTGCCGGTATTGCGCGGCTGTACATTGATCGACATTAGTTACTCCTGATTTATGCGCTGGCTTGCGCGCCTTCTTTGATGATTAAGGTGTGTATGGTTCCGTTTGAGTCGATGAGATAGGCGCGGTTTGAATCGCAATATGGTGTGGCGACGACCTTGATGGCAGAACCGTTCTCGACCCTAAATGATTCGCAAATGACCGATTTGAATTCGATTATTTTTTCGTAGAATTTATATTCGCAAAGCAGCGTATTTTTGGGCGGAAACTCAGGAAATTTAATTTCCATCATGCTTTCTCGCCCTCTCCAGTAATTTCCACTATTTTGTTGTGTAGAAGCTTTCGGATCATTCCGACGGTCATGCCTGACCCACAAAGCTGAATGGCCCACTTTAGAGCGTCGGCCCTGGCCGCATCGAAAAGCGGCTCTAGAATTAAAAGGGCTGCGGAATTTGGAACAATTTTATCGCCGTCTTGGTCGCGCACAAACCTAGGTTCCAGAACTTGCATGCTCAAGCGGGCACCCCAGGAGCTACGGGCAATAGATCAGATTGGGGACGCCCTTGAGGGACGGCCATGGGCGCGCCACCAGCCGCGGCCATTGGATCGGCGCCTGGCATTCCCGGCATGGGCGGGGGCATCGCAGCTTGTTTCATGTCGAGCACCTGCGTGTACCAATCGCGCAGCTTCTGCATCTTAGATTCTTCGAGCTTGGCCGGCGCGTAGAGATTGATGTAGTCGACAACCAATTGTTCGGCCAAGGCGAGGTCAATGAACGGATCAACCGGCGTGTATTTCCCATCCTCTACAATCTGGTCGAGGATTTGAAGAATGCGCTCGCGGCGGGCGGCTTTGAGCTTATCGACCTGCTCAATGTCCGGGAAGTCTAGTAGGCGTCGGCCTTCATCTGGGTCGATGAGGCCCGCCTGCATCATTTCCGTGACTTTCTGTAAGCGGCCAGCGGGATCACGGGGCAGAGAGGACGCGTCGAAGCATTGAATAATCGGATTCTCAAGTAGATCGGCCTTAGGTAGATCAATTTCCCTGGTTCCGTCTTTGTTTGGGTAGACAGTTGTGTACTTCCCTTCTTTTTCGCAAATCTCTTTGGCCTCGTAAATGTTCTGATACGCCAAATCGATAAACAGCTGGTCATAGCGCTTAACAAGAGCAGCAAACCTATCCGATTGAAGGTCATCATAGTTTCTGATCGCTTCCCCGGAGTTGAGGCCGGCTGGCTTCTGTGCGGCTGCGGCGAGCGCCGAGATGCCTGATTGCTGGTAGGAGTAATCGACCAGGCGCTGGAGCTGCTGGTAGAGCTCAGCTGGCACGCAAGGGGCCACCTCGTACTGCGGTTTCGTCCCGCGGTAAGTTACGATAGAGCCGATCGCGTTATTGAGGTGCGCCTTTACGACTTTGCTGCCATCTTCGACGAACACGCGCGGCACGCCGACCAGGTTGATCGATTGGCTGATGGTCATGAGCAGCTTATTAATCTCTACCTGCGTTCCCATCAGTTGCTCAGCTAGCCCCTGGCCCCAGAATCCCATCGGGCGCGGGGAATAGTGTAGGAACACAAAGGGAAACGTTTCTTTCTCCCACGGCTCGTCAAGCAGCACGCCTTCGGAGCAAACCAGGCAATGCCGGCCGTCGTCGGCATCTGGCCCGCTGGGGAGGTGCCAAGCCTCGGCAATGATGATTTGATCAGAGGAGGTCTTATCGGCTTGCGCGTAAGGCAGCCCTTGCTGCGCGCGCTCGAGCATAGCCCGCTTCTCAGGAGCCAAGGCTTGCATTACCGAACGGTCAACCAGCTTTAACTCGTACATGCAGCGTGGGTCGCCATAGATGGCGTCGTTTTCGTCGACGAATAGTTCCATGCACATGCGGCGTTCGATTGCCACACGCTTATTACGCTTCAATACTTTCCCTACCCCGGTTCCCCAGATACATGCGTCCCTAAGGAGTAGGCCGCCAAGGGGATAGGCTTGCATTTGGTAGAACTCCCCTTGGATAAAAGAGTTCATTTGCTTGGCCATGTTGCGCATGCGGTAATCGCCGTTATCGGTAAGGAATACGGGGCGCGGGCGCTGCTGGGTAATGCGGGAAACAAGAGTGTCGACGCAGCTTTGGATCACGTTCATCGTCGGGCGGTCGATCGGGAGATTCTGGCCCACCGCCATCTTCGTCATGTCCATGCCAAAGAAGTTCTGGAGGGGCATGTTCCCGTAAAGGCGCGCGTAAACCGTCGCTTGCCGATAGCGCCACTGCTGCTGTTCTTTTAGGAAGTTAACGGTGCTTAGAATTTGTTCGGCTAAGTCTTTCTGACTTCCAGCCAGCCACCACTTATAGGACTGCGCCACCTTCTTGGCGGAAGCGTTGGTTTTAACAACTACTGTATCGCGTCCATCTTTCCCGCGCGGGGCATCGGTTATGCGTGGCATTAGTTAGACCTCGGAATTCCGCCGCTAGACCAGTCAATGGCCGCATCGGGGTCGTTTAAGTACTCCGCGCCCTCGATAGGGATGTTTTCGGATTGGGATTCGCTCTGCTTTTTCTTTTGCCTGTAGGCTGATTCAGGAAAGAACGCAGAGGGGTGAAGCGATACCTCTACCCCATCAATTTTTAGGGTTTGGACCCCGTTTTTCCTGCAATATGCGATTAATTTCTTAAAATCGTCGTCTAGCGCCTTCACATAAGTGGGCGCCTGTCTTAGCGGGCGAGAATCGCCTTAATCCGCTCCCGCATCTTTTCCTTGGGATCGGCTACTGGTTCGGCTTCTTCGAATGCCTCGGCGGCGGTTTCTTCCGCTACTAAGTCCAGTTCATCAACCGGATCTTCCGGCTTTGCTTTCTTTTGTCGGATGGCTTGGGCGATGTGGCGAGCGTAGGAGTTATCCATTAATCATCTTCCCCAATGTGCGGCCCTTCCTCGTGCGGGTAGGATTCGCAAACCTCAAATGCGGCTTTAAAAGCATCGGCTACGGCTTTAGCGTCTTTCGCATGCACCGCAGAAATCAAATCCTCGGCGGCGGCCATTAGGCCAGGTTCGTGCTCGCCCTCTTCGTGCATGGGCTCGGTCTTTTCGCCTACACGCTTGGCCATGATAACGCCGGCTTGTTTTTTAGGGGCAAGGAAAGGGAGCATAGTTAACCTCTACCTGTGCGCAATTGTCTAAATGCTAAAGGCCACGAATAGGGCCGCTACAGCAAATCCGCAGGCCATTACTAAATTATAGTCCATTACCAATTCTCCCAATCGAATCCTTTAGTCGGATCTTCCGCGTTGCTAAAGTGCTCTAGCGCGGCGTTGAACATTTCGTCTTCTTGCTCTTTGCCCCACTCGGGTGTCCCTACTTTTGCTTTCGCCTTGGGCTCTTGAAAAGTAAAGGCGGGACTTTCTTTGAACGCATAAAGAACAGCGTCAATGACATCGGAGTGAAACCCTTTCTTGACCACTGTTCTATCTGGCGTTGATTTTTCGTAGTCAATTTGAACTTGGAAAGAGTCTTGAGCAAATCGGCTGTTTCTCTTGGCTTTAAATTTACCAAGGCGAAGCCAATCATTGAGGAATGCGACGTTTTCCATTTTTCTAGCTTTTTCAGCGGGGGTAACCGGAATGTGTTTTCTGCGCCGAATCTCTTCTGCAATCTTTTTCCCAAGTGCGCCCTCGTCCATCACGATTTTAGAAATGTCGTACTTCTTAATCATCGCCTCTATCTGGGTAGATAGCTGCGTAATGTCCTGGCCCTGCGTGATCAGTTCTTCAACAAGGTAAATGTTAGGAGAAGCAGGAGACCAAGCCAGAACGGCCAGGGCATCGCTGTCGCGATATCCCAAGTCCACCCCAAGAATGTAGGTGTATGGAACCTTTTGGTGCGGAAGCTCCACATAGTGATTCTTCTCCTCATTCCACTTGATCAGAAGAGCGTCGGCGTCGAGCACCCACAGCCCCTGGTATTCCCTGAGCAGCGTCGGATGGTTCGCCGGCCAGCCCTTCTTCTGCCGTAGCCTCTCCACAAATCCTTTCGGATCCGGCATGTAGGGATTGTCGTATAGCGACCAGCGATGCACCGAGTAGCCGTGAAGGTTCAGCTGCGTAATATCGTGGAAGTAGCCTCGGGGGATGGGCCCAGGTGTCCCCCCAATCCCTATCCATCCGTCTTTAAAGTCTGCCGTCGCAGGCGTAAGGATATCGTCAACTAAAGTTTCCAGGTGATCGCCAAACTCCTGCCCCTCGTCCACCCCCGCGCCTGGCGTTTTGATACCGCGGAGCCGGCGGATAAAGTTTTTCATGTCAGCGCCAAAGAGCTGCACGCGCGCTCCGTTGGGCAGAACCATACTTAGGTTCGACTCATTGAACTTAGCGCCCCACCCCTCCTTCTCATCAAGTTCCTGAAGGATTGGCCACATGATGTTCTTGGTGGATTCGCGCGTAAGGCCGATGTGTGGGCATAGGCATCCCGGATATTTCAGCATCGTTTTGTAGTAGCGCCTTGCAAACCCGGTCGACTTACCTGCGCGGCGCGTGGTGAGCGCGGCCACAAACTGCGACTCGTCGTTAACGAACTTATCCTGCTGCGGGAACGCAACGTCGGGCTTCTTGGCCCGCTTGGCCCTAAGTGCGGTTAGGATAAGCGCCACTTGCTCATTCATTAGTATCTTAGAAAGGAAGAGAAAGACTGCATAACAAGCAGCGCCCCATCTGAAACCTCTTGTCTCTGAATGTTCATTGCCATTCGCATTAGCTCTTCGGGGGTATAATGGTCGCTAATGTCATTACGCAATAAGTCCAAGGAATTGAAAAATTCCCTGATGGTGACTTCCCAAAGTGCTTCGTTAACCGGTGCGTCTTTCATTTTGGATATATTTCCTTGAGCATCGCCATGAGCTCATCTTCTGGCAGCTTCATTAGCCGCTCGAGTTCTTGCTGGAGGTGAACATCTAGGCTTCCCGATACCTCTACCGCTTTACGCTTGGGATATAGGTATTGGCATCCCTCTTTCACCGCATCGAAGTGCCTTTCATGGCTTGGATCCTTGGCGATCTTCACCAGCGCACCAAAGAAGTCGACGCCTTCGCGCTCGCAAATCTCTAGTAAGCTTTGTGTTTTTCTATTGGGAGAGCCGGGTTGCCGGCCACCAGTCTTTTTGCCTTTAGCCATTATGCTTGGAGATAAACCCGCGGAATGAACTTGCGGCGGGATGTTTCGATTTTCTTGTTCGTCCCAAGCGGAACGCCATCTCGCACGTCGCAATACAAATCCCACAGATCTTCCCGACGGCCAGGATTCGTGGCCCAGCCCAAGTAGCGGGCGTACACCTCTTCGCTCGGGTACTTTACTGTTTCTTTCACGCCGCGATAGCGGCTCATGCGCATTCGCTCGTAATCAATCTTCACGTAGTTAAATGTGTCGATCACTTGCTGAGGCTCTTCCAGTCTTCAAGCTGCATCGCCGCTACGTTGGGGAGAGGAACAAGCGTTCCCACTTCTTCCCCGCGCTTATCCTTCAGAAATACGGCCAGGCCTTGTGGATAAAGCTTCATCTTGAGGCCAGGCATGCGGGATGCGTGTAGGGTTTTCTCTGGCGAGCCCCAGCCCTTGATCGGAACAGATTGGTGAAGGGTTGCGTGGTCTACTACGATTTCGCGGCCTGGAATGGTAACAATCTTTCCCGCATCGTTTGCGGTTTCGGTCTTTTTCACTGCGTTACTCCTTTGGGTTCATTCGCTTCTTCACTGTGTGCAGCTGTCTCTTTGGACTTGGCTTTCTTGTAATCAACCTCGGCGTTCTTGATCTTTATGTTCAGATCCGCGAGGTCCCCCTGCAGGCGAAAGATTTGGTAGTTGATTGCGCCGGCATCGTGGCAAAGGCGGCTAAAGATTTGGCGCGCCTTTTCGGATTCGGTTTGTTCGGTCGTGTCGATCATGGATTCTCCTTATAAAAACGGGTCGTAGTAACTCTCCGGGTGCTTGGCTTTCAGAATCGACCAGCCAACCTTGGTAACGTGGGTTACCCGGCCGATACTTTTCGGGCAGAGTGCCTTCCCAATCCCAAAGCCGCGGAAGGCTTGCTTAACGTGTACGTAATGGACCATGTCGTCGCCCAAAATTGAGTAGCCGAGGATGGTTTCGGGGTCGTCTTTAAGGCAGGCCACCTTAATTGCCGTGTCTGGACGGTGAAGGATTACTTCAATTACCTTATGGTAGTGCTTAAAGTAGCTGTTCTGCTCAATCAGCGTGAACACTTCGTTTCCAAACCGCAGGCCCTTTAGCCAGGTGGAATAGATAAACGGGAAGTCGCTTTCGCGCGCATCCCGTACCAAAAAGCTATTGGCCAATTAAGAAGCCTTCTTTTTTTCTGGCAGTAGCAGTTCTTTAAGGGGTGTTACGATCTCTGGCGGAACTTCCAGTGCTAGCAAATACCCGTAAGTAACCAATAGCTTGTTCTTCTGTTCTTCGGTCATTTCAGTTGGCTCCCTTTTGTTTTTTGTTGGTGATTTCATTTCGATAGCCAGCGACTTGATAATTTTCATGGCGCCGTCCTTAGAGAGGCTCCCCGCCTCCTTGGCGATTTCCCTTAGGCTGAGGCCCTCTGAGTGAAGCCTCCAAACCTCTTTTTCGATGTTTGTTTTGAAGTAGTGGCTTAATAAAAAGTCTCGCGCGTCGTCGAAATAGGCCTGCCTGGCCATAAAGCGAGTGTCGTCAAACTTGTTGATAAATTTCGTGGAATGCCAGGATTTCAGCATCTCCCTGGGGGAGTTGGTGTCCTCTATATCCTCAAATCCAGAATCTTTTAACTTCTGGTACCACTCATCCTGTAGCGCTTTCGGGGGCTTTGTCAGGCTGCGACTCCGGCTTAGGTGTCGCTGCTTGTTTTTCCTCTTCCTTCAATTCCTGTAGCTTCTGGAATGCCGCGCGCATGGCAAAGGCGCGGGTAATGAAGGAGTAGATTGCGTGTTTAGAAACCTTGTGGGAGCCGACCTGCGTAGCGTTCTGAATCGCGCTGGCAACGGCTGAGTGGTATTCGCCCGTAGTGGGAAGATTGTAGGTAGCCAGTAGGTCTTTGCTGAATTGTTCGAGGGCAGATTTAGAGGTGGGAAGGGTTACGGGGATACGGGCGAATAGTCTTTTCATTTACTCTCCTGCCTCAAGGGTAAAGGACACCTAGAGACTGAAAAGGGAAAAATGAACAATTTGCCGCTGCGGTAAAATTAATCTGATCTATTTTTGTCTACTTTAGATAGACTACCCCTTCTCGTATTCCCGCAGCGCATCGGCGGCAATTCTTCCTGCGAATCCTTCGGCTTCCCAATCGATCTTCCTAAGCGCCTCCACCAGCTTCTCGGAGCGTTTGCGCTCGTGGGCGATGCCCGCAATGAAACCATTTTCCCTGCCGCGATGCTCATAATGGTAAAGCTTTTCCGCTTCGCCACCAAATGGCCTAGCTCCAATTTCATCCGCAAACTTCTCCGCAGCTTCCCGGTCTTTATCGGTCATCATATTCGGTCCTTATCTGCTTTTTACCAATTTGCCTTTGGGTTTTCTTGCGATGCTTGTAAGCCTTCTTCTCTCCGCGTTTTGAATATACACCCCGCTCATCGTGATAGTTGTAAGGCTCGCGCACTTTTGATGGCGGCAATCCAAGTGGCTTTGTCATCCCCCACCCCTTTCTACCGTGGCCGGTCAAGAGAACGCATAATAGGCGTTAGTCCCGCGCTACTAGGCTTCGCGCTCGAGCCTGAAACATTCCAATCATGCGTTCACTAAAACGGCCAAGTCCTCAAAAATGAATCGCCAGCCAATACCCAAGCGCCCGTCCAGCGGCGTTGCTGATAATGGCCAAACAAACCCAAATTAGCATCTGTTCTACTGTAATATCTCCAACTTTCATTTTTCACCTACCGGAAACGCGGCTAGTGCGCGCTCAGCAATTACATCAACCGGCCTGATTCCACACTCATCGCATGCATCTATGTCGTCATCGAAAACTGCATCTGCAAGTGGCTTCCCATGCTCCACCGCCCAATAAGCAATCTTCAACAACTCAGCAACGTGGTACGAGTCCACAAACCCCTTCTGCTTGTACCGGGTTTCTATCGCCTTAATCTGTTCTAATGTCATTTTCTCTCCTTGGCCGCGATAGGCTTACAGGTACAGGCAGAAAATTCTAAGAAACCCAAACCCGCAACCAGCTCCATTTCATCCCATTCAGGGCAGCAATGGGTTCCCACTAGCCTCTCCTGAGCAAGAGCTTGCCACTTAGTGCATTCGCGATTCCATTGTTCATCTTGTTTCCTCAGCCTCTCCACTACCGCCAGGGCCGCGTCTCGCGCTTTCTCGGCTTCGGTGAGCTTGGCGTGAAATTCGTTTGCCATGTCGGAAACTCGATCAAGTTCTTTCTGCGTAAGGCGCAGTGATTCGCTGTTTCGATCGCGCTCATTCTGGGCATTGATAATGCATTGATGCTTCTCGGCCACCTGGCGCTTGAGCCTGGTATTCTCTTCATACAGCTCGTCTTCGTGCCCGGTCTTTTTCTGGTACCGCTCTATCTCGCGCTTGAGTTCATCTATCTTCTTCTCGTAAAGATACTCCGAAGCAGCGTCGAACCTATTGCCGTTCTTCACGTCGAGGTTGGTGAGCAACTCCCCGCGCTTGTTCCAGCCAGCGAGGTAGGCGCCTTCCACCTTGTCGTCGAAGCCCATTCCAATAGATTTAGCGTGCTCATGGGCCAGTCTCTCCCCCTCATCGGTAACAGGCTCCGCAGCTTTGGTGCCTTCACTTTGCGGGGGCTTTCCTCGATTGGGGCATTCATCGTCGTGGAAAAATCCACCGCGCTCTGACCAGCAACAATCGGGAACACACCCATTAGGAAATATGATCTTTTCTTCGCTCATTTCCCCTCCAGCGGCCAGTCTCCGCGTGCTTTCACTTCGGCGATGGCTTCTTTCAGCTTAGGGTAAGCCGTGTGCTTAATCTTGTAACGGTCAGTGTCAGGGTCATAAATCAGCGCGAACTGAATAGCCCTCGCCAGGATAGCTAGGCTTTCCTTGGCGGATTCGCGGCCGCGCTTGAACGCTTCCCGCATTGGGTCGTTAAACTCGTTTCCGCTATACTCGCCAGAAAAGTCCGATGCCTTAACCCTAGTAGTAATGTCGAACTGAATCATTTTTCCCCCTGTTCGCCGGTAATGCCGTTGGCCTCTACCGGATATTCTCCAGTGCTCTTATCGCGAACATTTCCCTGCTCATCGGTGTACAGAGAGCCAAGCGGAAATACGCGCTTCTTAAATCTGCCGTGCCATTTGCCGTACTTTGTTTTGCTTCCATCGGTAAAGGTTGGTGATCCGCACTCCGAACACAGTTTCTTTCCAGAATAGGGCTCGGGATAAATACCCATGTTTCTTGAATGGAACTGGCCAAGCGCCGTGTTCTCGATGCATCCGCATTGTTCGCATTGGTATAAACTCATTTCCCCGCCATTCTTCTGATTTCTCGCTTTCCAATCCAATCAAGAATCTTGTCGGGATAGTAGAGGTAGGCCATCGCGACCACAACAATGGGAAAAGTTGCGACTTGCAGAAAAAACTTTAAAGCCTTCTCCCATATCGGTGCTCTCATACTTTCTCCGCCCGTGCCTGCGCTAATCTTTGGATCGGGGTCACCATAATGTTTGGTCCTTTGCTAATCCGCTGCCGCGACATGCGGGGCAATCGTAAGTTTCATTTGGGTCATCGTTAATATGATCAAAACCGGGCGTATCTTCGCCGTTGAAGTAGCCATCTCCACCGCACCATGAACACAGAGGCTCCTCCTCGTCCCACTGGCGATCAGATTGGCAGGCAGGGCAATCACCCAATACATAGTTTTTTTCGTGGTAATCACAGAATTGACGATTACTCATTATTCTCCCCTTTCTCGGCCTGGGCGCGGATCATGAACGCATCATAAAGCGTTTGGTGCTTTTGCTCCTTGGCCATATCGGCGGCGGAAAGCCAAGCCTCCCGCACGCGCTCCGACGCTAGGGCTTCAGCTTCCCTCACAGAGCAATACAGCTCATCATCTGGGTAAACGTGCTGGGGATTGGCTCGCCATCCGGTATTCTTGCAGTAAACAACCCACACTCTATCCGGAAACTCTCTATTGCTCATGCTTCCCCCAATCCAAGTTCGCGGCATAAGTCTTCAAAAGACATAGAGCTGCCCGCAGCGGCCTTGTCGTTTGCCGGATATGCCCAGACGTGCTTATCCCACGCTTCAGCGAGCCGAGAGCGGTCAAGGATGACCTCGTTTGGGCGGAGTTCGATTGCCGTAACCGGGAAGCAACTACGAATACCCGGCAACAACGAAAGGCGCGGGCCTTTGCCCAAAAAGAATTGAGCGTTGCCGTATTCCTTCCCATTGCTATGCAGGTCTAGTTCGACGCGAACGCGGTCCCGCTCCTGTTTAGTCTCCTTCGGCGCGCGGGGCTTGAGAACATGCGTGACCTGGCGGCGGTGAATGGTGCCTCTTTCCAGCTTTCCGCGTCCCCAATCAAACTCAACGAATAAACCCGAACCATCTCCCATTGTGCTGATAATCTTGGCCTTCATGGGGAATTCGTCGTAGGCAAAGAAGGCTGCCGGAGCATTGGGACCAGAAAGCCCGCCGACAAATTTTATGTTCATTCCAGCTTTCAGTTCGCGCTTCATCGGAAATGTTCCTCTCTGCTGTATCTTTTCTGGCACTTATTGCACCAGTAAGTATGGCGCCATCCGTAGTCTCCGATCGTATCGCTTCCAATCCATTGCGTGAAAAGCCAATGCCACCAGGGATGATTCATTGCAGATACTCCTTCGACTTCTCTCTGATTTCCGGAACGCGCTTTCGCAGTACGCTCCAGTACCTAGACCCGCCAAGCCAAGCGCCTTTGCTTCCTCCAGCAATCACGCCATCTTTGGCAATCCAGCGATTTAGAATCCTTATTGCGCACTCTAGATTTTTCTCGGGAAGCATTAGCTCCTCAGTGGTCTTTGCCGATGAACCGTAGGACTTACAGGATTCGATGCTTACCTGTAGAAGCCCAACCGACTTTACTTTGTTCCCCTTGGCATCAGAGAAACTCTCCACGTACACCTGATTGGGATCTATCCCCGACTCGTACACGCTCATGGCGTGAAGGATAGCGTTGTAGCAATCGACCTTCTGTGCCGTGCCGCAGTACTTGGAATAGTCCGAAGGGTTAGCTGCCAATAAGTTTTGGCCGTATTTCATGACCGCTTCTTTGGCCGCATCAGAATAGGCATTACACCAAGTATTCTTGGCACATACGTATGCCTTCTCCTCTTCCTTGGCCGGAGGAATGTCCGGTTTCGGTGCGGGAGTGGTGCAGGCACTTAGGAATAGGGCGATGAGTAATATTTTCTTCATTGTCTGTCTCTCCATTCGCGCAGCATGATTTCTGGATTCAGATATTTAGACTTCTCCACCAGCCAACAAAATGCGCGGTAGAATATGCTTTCGTGTTTCATTGGGTCTCCTTGGTGTTTTCTATCTTTTTGGAGCATTCGGTGCAGTAATTGTGGCCATTGGCCGAAACTGTATTTTTGCCGTCGATATAGCCTGCGCACTCAAAACAGTGCGCATGAGCCCAACCGCATAGGAAATCGTCGCAATCTAGGAGCTTTTGCATATACAGCTCCACTCCAAATCCATTTCCTGCGACTCAAAAACCGTTTGCTCGTTTTCCTTTCCGGTATTGCAGAACAAAGTAAAAACCTTAGAACGTTTATACTTATCCAGCTTGGAAATTAGCTCCCGCATAAACGCAGAAGTTCGGCCACCGCTAAATCCAACCGCTACCACTTGATCGAATGCCTTGGAGCAGGTTGGATCGTGGTCCTTATGTTCGTCGGAGCCGCAGCACTTCCTCATACTCATCTCGTGCTCCCGCCCGTACCGCTGCTACCCGGTTTCATCCAAGAATAAACGGCCAGCACTTCGGCTTTCGTCTTGAACACGCCATCGGGCACCCCGAGCGGCCATCTTGGTCCCGGCACCACCCGGTCGCCTTTGCCCGATAGGTCGGTGAGGAAGATCCCAAACTCGTTGTTTCGGTTTCCGTCCATCGTGCAGGCGATTTTCTTTGCTTCATCGTGCCAATAGAGAAACAGGTTTACGTGGTGGTTTCCGTTGCTATGAGTAATCGGCAAAATGGCGCCAAAATAATATTGGCAGCCCTTACCCCATTTTTGGAAGCTAGACGCTCCCGCGCTACCGCTTCCCTTTACGCCCGCCTTATCGAGCGCGTAATTGACCCGGAGGGCGCACCAAGCATGGCTGGTGCCAATCAGGTTAGCAAACGAAAGGCCCAAGCGCCGCCAGAAGGGAGCGAGCCGTTTAGCAAGCTCCCGGCTATCTTCTTTGCTGCCCAAAATATCGATATCCTGAAACACCCAAGGGGCATTCCACTCTGGCTTTCCTTCGGATTTGGAAATAGACGCCCCATCGGGGAGCGGATTCGTTGCCTCTCCCTTCGGAATGATGGTCACGGGCTCGTGCGGGCTCACTCCCTGTTCCACGTCTTGTTTGGGGCCGAATAGCTTCTGCCAGAGTCGTTTAAGCCAGTTCATTTTTCACCTCTTTATCTCTACAAACGAAAATAGTGCTCTTGTCGTCTCTGTCGGGATCGTGCCGAACCCAGCCACCTTGGCATGCGTAAAACGACCCACTCTTCACCTCGAGAGAGGTTAAATTAAGCAATCTAGTGCAAGCCATTTCCTCCACCGTGCTTTCTGGTGTGAGAACCACCTGCAATAGTCCGTTCTCTATGTAGATCGCGGTTTTCATCTTCTCTCCTTTTCTTTTTTGGGTCCGAATAGAGCGGCGAATAGCTTTTTAAAGAATGCGATCATGATTGCCCCATGCCGTAGCCGTCGCCGTAGCCGTAGCCGTTGCCGTCGCCGTTGCCGTCGCCGTTGCCGTTGCCGTTGCCGTAGCCGTAGCCGTTGCCGTCGCCGTTGCCGTTGCCGTTGCCGTCGCCGTCGCCGTAGCCGTTGCCGTAGCCGTTGCCGTCGCCGTCGCCGT